GACTGTCGTGGTTCAGTAAGTTCACTACAGTAAAGGGGGTTAAGTAAATATGGCTCAAACTATGCACGCTCGTAATGCGATTTCCGCAAAGATGGCTGAATGTTATGTCACCATCGAGGGTAATCGTTACAACTTTATGTCCGCTATCAATGTGGAAGTTACCTTTGAGAAGGAAAAGACCGAAGTGCCTATTCTCGGTCGTATGAACCGTGGTCATAAGTCCACAAGTTCCAATATCACTGGTAGTGCTGAGTTCCATCTGAATACTTCCATTTGGAGAGAACTGGCTTACCGCTTCCAAGAAACTGGCGAGGACTTATACTTTGATATGCAGATCACCAATGAGGATGTTACCGCTTCCGATGTTGGTAGACAGACTATTATTCTGTATGACTGCAACTTTGATTCTGTCATTCTGGCAGCTTTCGATGCCGATAGTGACGATTCTCTGACCGAGAGCATGGACTTCACCGCAGAGCGTTTCGAGATGCCTGAGAAGTTCAATCTGATGGACGGTATGCTCTAATTAAAATTTGGGTGGGGTAATTTTAATTACTCCACCCTTTTTAATATCTAACTAAAACACATTTTAATTAAATTGGGAGGATTTAATAATGTCTGATTTTTCCGTTTTTATGGCTGGTGCAAGTGCTAAGAAGGAAACTACTAAGTATGTAGCTTCCAAGCGTTTCGCAGTTAAGGGAAAGCCTGTTGAGTGGGAGATTAAGCCCATTGACTCTGATTTAGACGAAGTGCTTCGTAAGGAATGTACTAAGAAAGTGCCTATTCCCGGTAAGCGTGGTCAATATAACCAAGAAACTGATACGGACAAGTACATTGGTAAGATGTGTGTTGCTTGTACCGTTTATCCTAATTTGAATGATGCCGAACTCCAAGATGCCTATGGTGTTAAGAGTGCCGATGCTCTGTTAAAGAAGATGCTTCTTCCCGGTGAATACACCGAATACAAGGCCAAGGTGATGGAGGTTAATGGCTACGACATGAGTATGGAAGAACTGGTGGATGAAGCAAAAAACTAATTAAGGAGGGCGATAGTGAAGCTAATATGGCTTACTATTGTCTTCACAAATTCCACTGGAAACCTACCATGCTATTGAACATGACGAGGGAGGAAAAAGCTTTCGTTTATGCTTCTATTCAGATTAGATCGGATGCTGAAAAGGAGCAAGAAAAGAAACTGAAAGCCAAACGACCTCGGAAAAGGTAGGTGGCATAATTGTCGAATAAAACCTTAAACGCAAGTGTTAAACTCGATACTAAATCCGCAGTGTCGAGTTTAGCACGGCTAGAAAAGAAAATTAAAGCTGTTAATACAGCGATAAACAGAACCTCTAATGGTAATACCAAATTAACTACGCAGATAAACAGGGCGGTCAATGCTACCAACAAATTGGAAACTGCTACTAAAAAAGTAGCTAACACTACCAATAAGGTACATACTGCCAATACGAAAGCTACCAATTCGGCTTATAGACTGCGTAATGCGTATGCGTCTAGTAATACAGCAGCTAGTAGATTACTTGGCACGATCAAGTCTATTGCGTCCACTTACCTTGGGATAATGGGTGCTAAAGCCCTTATCAATACCTCGGATACTATTACTGCTGCTGAGAACAGACTTAATAATTTACCCGGAGGTAACGAACAACTTACCCAAGAGAGCATGGATAAGATGTACGCTGCTTCCCAACGGAGTCGCTCTGGTTATGCCGATATGATGGGTAATGTGTCGAAGACCATGACCCTTGCTGGTGATGCGTTCCAAAATAATATCGATAACGCCATTCGATTCCAAGAGATAATGGCTAAATCGTACACCATTGGTGGTGCTAGTGCTGCCGAGCAATCGTCTTCCATGTACCAGTTAGTACAGGCGTTAGGTTCTGGTATCTTACAAGGTGACGAATTACGGTCTGTTCGTGAAGGTGCGCCGTTGGCATACAAGGCAATTGAAGAATTTGCCCAAGGTGTTTTGAATACCGATGAATCCTTGAAGGAGTTAGCTTCCCAAGGTAAGATCACTTCTGACATGGTTGTTGCTGCCATTATGAACGCAGAAGACAAGATCAACAAATCCTTTGAAAATACCAAAATGACCTTTGCACAGGCTTGGACAAGTATCAAGAATATGGCAACCAAGGCGTTTGAGCCAGTTTTACAAATGCTTAACGATGCGTTAAATAGTAAAGCTGGTAGAACGATAGTCGATGGTATTGGACAAGCATTTGTAGTATTAGCAAACACAATCTTATGGGTTGGAGATGTTTTAGGTCGGTTCTTCAATTGGTGTTACGAAAATTGGGAGTGGCTTAAATATGTAATCCTCGGTGTCTTAGTCGTTATTGGCACGATGTTTGTCATAACCGCAGCGCAAGCAGTTTGGAGTGCGTTAATGACAGCATGGGCCTGGTTGCAAGCATATTGGCCTTTAGTGTTAATTGTCGCTGGTATTATGGGTATCCTCTATGTTTACGAGTTATGGCGACAAGGCACTATTACTACGGTGGAAGCAATTTGTTACGCTCTTATGATTGTAGCAGTCGTTTTCGTTATAGTGGCAGCTATTTGTACCGCTGGTATTTACTTAATTATTGCTGCCGTTATCGCAGCCGTAGCACTTGCATTACTGTACTTTGAGTATGTAGCTGGTGGCGCCATGTGGCTTGGTGCGGTTTTGGTCGATATCATTCTCATTGTCTGGAACATCATCGTAGCTGTAATTAACTTAATTATTGGCATTGTACTTTGGTGTTTAGCGACAATTTATAATTTGGTTGTTGGCGTAATTAACGGTATTTTACAACTCATTTGGGCAATGGTAGACCCAATTATTGGAATTGTCGAGTGGATTTTGAATGTCTGCAACGGTGGTTTCAATAGTTTTGGTGGTGCTGTGGCGAATTTAATCGGTCAAATCATTGGCTGGTTCTTATCGTTGGGCGAAGTCGTAACCAAAATTATAGACGCTATTTTCGGAACGGACTGGACTTCTGGATTAGAAGCCTTGAAGGATAGCGTGACCGAGTGGGGTAAGAGTGACGAAGCTGTTACCTTAACTAGAGAAGCCCCCGAATTAAAACGGCTTGATGCTACAGATGCCTTTATGACAGGCATGAACACATTTGAATATGCCGAATTGATTAACCCAATGGATGCTTATAATACTGGTTACAACTGGGGTGCTGGTATTAAAGAGTCCATTAACGATTGGGGTTCTCAGTTCCAAAATGAGAATAATGCTAACGGTATTTTCTCTGACTTAAATAGGTTAACAGGATTAACCGATAACAAACTGCTTAATCCATACGACCCAGCTTACTCTCTTGATAGTGGTTATGATCCAGATGATTTCTTAAAGAATATAGACAATATCGATTCCAATGTGGGCGATATTAAAGATTCTATGGATTTATCTAATGATGATCTGGACTACTTACGCAAGATTGCTGATATGGAATGGCGTAACGAGTTTACGACTGCTGAGATAAGAATCGATATGACAAACAATAACACTGTCAATAGTGACCGTGACTTGGATGGTATTGTTGATTACTTATCCGATGTGTTGAGAAGCGAAATGACAAATGTCGCTTACGGAGTTCATTATTAACAATAAGGGGGCTATTTGAATGGCTTATAAAGGTTATCATTTCTTTATTGGTGATTTGGAAATGCCATATGCCCCCTCTCAACTCAAAGTTACCATTGGTTCAAACAACAAAACAGTTGATTTAATCAATGGTAACGAAATCAATATCTTAAAAAATCCAAAATTAACGGAAATTGAATTTGATGTTGAGTTACCGAGGGGTAGGCAATACGCATTTGCCAATACATTGATATCCTCTAAAACCTACACAGACTACTTTGAAAAGTTGATGTTGACAAAATCGCCAACAAGGTTAGTTATCACTCGCCCCAATCCCTCGTTACGAACTGGTATTGGTGGTACGATTAAAGACTTTGAAAGTACAGTTCTTACCGTCAGCTTAGAGGGTTATACATTAGAGGAAAACGCAGATAACGCATACGATGTTAAGGTTTCGTTAAAGTTTAAGGAATACGCTTCATACGGAACTGTTACCAAAAAAGTAGTTACAAGCAACAAGACTACAACTAACAAAGTAACTGTTCAAACTACGAATAAACCAGCTACTCAAAACAAGAGTTATACTGTTAAATCTGGTGATTGCTTGTGGAATATCGCAAGAAAATTTTACGGTAATTCTACCAAGTGGACAGTTATTTATACTGCTAACAAAACCGTTATCGAAAATACGGCTAAAAAGTATGGTCGAGCAAGTTCCAGTAACGGACATTGGATTTATCCGGGTACTGTGTTAACTATCCCAGCTATTTAATTTAATCCAATTGGAGGTGATATTTTGGCAAGTGGAACAACTATCACTAAGAATTTTGATGGTGATTTTTCCATTATCATCAATCATAAAATCAGTAATGGTTATGAAACTATAACTCCTATAGTTGAAGATGGAGTCAAGTGGGAAACCGACAGACAAGGTTCACCGGGAAAACTTACTTTCAGACTCTATGCAGAAAAAAATGGTGGAGTAAATTTCCAAGAGGGCGATACCGTTGCCTTAAAGTATCACGATGTTAATAATGGTTGGGTGCTTGTTTTTAACGGATACATCTTTACTAAGAAGCGAAATAAGGATGGTTGGATCGATGTTACAGCATACGACCAGCTTAGATATTTCAAAAATAAAGCGACATATGTGTATTCCAATAAGAAAGCCAGCGATCTATTAAGAATGATTGCAAACGACTACCTATGACATAACTGGT